ATTACTCAGTATAAAATAGATAGATTTGCGAAAATGCACCAATTAGTTGACACTTCTAATATTAAACTCACTACAGACTTAAAGGCAGGCTCTACAATTTCTGAATTTGATATTCAAGCCGTATATTATACCAGTCGCACTCAGACCATGTCTAGTCGGAAGCCTATTTATGGACATCAAGTATTGAATTTTACTCTGGCCGATATTATCGGAGATCAATTGGGCGGCCTAGGAGGAGGAGGTCAGGGATTTGGAGAATCTTTGGGCGGCTCATCTAAAAAACAGGGCACAGATGCTACGTTCGGAAACAATAAAGGTAGCTCCAAGGCTGCTGGTTTAGGAAGTCAGCCAAACGGAGAATCGAACGTATCTCCCGGTGGAGACGGAGGCGAATTTGGTGTGGATGGAAAAGCTCCAAGGAATGCTGACGCAGGTATTCTTTATGCTATTCCAGACGATAATACTCGAGCAGCAGTCGGAGGTCAATCTGGAGAAGCAATAAAAATTGTAACCGGCAACAGTAATTATTCTAAAGTGTCAAGCTTAGTGCAGTATGAAACTTCGTTGCAACCGACATCTTCTAATTATCCTAATTTAGTTGCTTGGTTTACTACTGAAGACAGCAGTTCAACTTATTTACCTACTACAACAGTTGGAAGCTACAAAGAAATAGACCAATGGAAAGCTAAAAACGACACAAGTATTTATATAGACTTTTACAATGGTACAAATAGTTTATTTAGACCTATGTTGATAGAGCAGGGCACAACTACTAATCATAATTGTTACACGTTGCCCTTCAATAATAATAATGTGGTATTTTTTGGCTTTAATCAGTCGGGCAAAGATGCCACGGGGGGAGATTTGCATAATATAATTGGCACAAATAAATTGCAAAATTCTATGACGGGATTTGAGATAGTTTACTTTATGTACCCGGGCACTGTAGAAGACGATTCTGGAAATTTAGCTTTCAAAACTCAATTCAGCTCTTTTTATGTTAAAGGTGGTGGAAGCAATGTTAAAAAAGGTTATTTTAATATTAATGGCAGCGCTCCTCGTTATAGGAACGGCAAAGTTGGTTATGCTTTACATGAATGGTCTACAAAAACAGATACTTTAGATCAGTCAGATAATTATTCTTCATCATTGTTTTATTACAAAAACGAAGGCGCTGAAGGGGCGATGCAAAGATCTTCAGAAAATGCAGGTTTACCTTTTGGCTATAACATAAACTTTTCTGATTTTACGAATGGAGTAAGTCCTCAAAGAGCTTGGATGTATAGTGTTTCTAGTTTTAGGACCGGGGGTCTGACAAATTATCAAATATACAATGATTTATCTTTAGTCACAGAAAGAAGATTTGACGTTTCTTCTTATAACTGGAGAACCGAGCCTCGTATTGGCTATAACAGAGGTTATAATGCAAATTACCAAAGCTTCTTTTATGGCTGTATTAGCGATATAGTTGTGTTTAACACAGCGCTCACCCCAAAACAAAGAAAATCTTTGTACGCTTATATATCAAACAGAAAGTTAAAAGTCAAGGCTTCAGCAAATAGAAATGATGAGCTTGACAGAAACACTATAAAAGATCAAAATGGTTTTGCGGGATTCAACATAGGTCCAAGTTGGTAATATGTCTAATCAAAGTCACAATTCATCACTGTTAGATTTAGAGCCAGATACTCTTATAGAGTTGTACGAGCTCGATTTGGGTGAACAAGATGGTTTATACCGCTTTCATCCGGGTAAAAATAATGTCAAAGACATTATGCTTCGAGATAAAAATGGAGTTTTGCAAACTTATTATCCTTTGCCTATTGAAGCTAATGGTTTCGAGTCTAGAGGTGATGGGCAACTTCCCAGACCAAGGCTTCTTATAGCTAATCCGCAAGGCGTGATTACAGATGCGATAAAAAGAAGATCTGATTTAGTAGGAAATACAATCATAAGAAAAAGAATTTTTTTAAAGTTTTTAGATAATGAAAATTTTCCTAACAATTTTAATCCTTTTGCAATCCCTGATCCTGAGTCAAGATTTGATGATGATATATTTTCGATAAACAGAAAATTACAAGAAAATAAGTATTATATAGAGTTTGAACTTGTCTCGCCTTTAGAGCTAGAGGATGTAAAAATACCTGCTAGGGTTATGATTGCAGATTATTGCGGATGGCAGTATAGAGGCGCTGGCTGTCTTTATGGTAAAAGAGATGATTTTGATAATCAAAGTATATCTATGGCCGATGGAACTCAAATTAGCCCGTCAACTTTTTTCACTAATGATAATGGATTAAATTTAGGTATACCTGTAGCAGACGAAAACAATAAAAAATTTAATACATCTGATGGTTACAATTTGACTTTAAATTGGGTTGGAGATTATGACAAGGACTCTGTTTCAGTAGTTGCAGATGGTGCTGCTAGCAGTGGAGCGACTTCATTAGCTGTCGATGCTTTGTCTGCTGCAATAGCTAAAGATAGGACTATAGTTTTTTCAAGCGGCGCAACTTTCAAATTGAGCGCAGATGCAGCTTCAGGCGCAACTTCTTTAAGTGGTGTTTTATCTGGTGATGTAGCAGACGACGAAACTGGTGACACTAAATATGTAGCCGGAGATACAATAAAATTAACTTCTAGGATCAGAAACTTATCAAAAGAAAACTTGAGCGATACTCAAGAAGACGCTCAATCTGCTCCAGATTTATTTTTTGTTTGCATAAAGGAAGTGGCAACCTCTAAAGATCCCCGGTATGAGCAAGAATATTGGAGAACTGACGAATGCGGCAAAAATTTAACAGCTTGCAAATGTAGATATTTCGACAATGGACAATACAAGCCCGGACTACCATTTGGAGGATTCCCATCTATTGAAAAATACAAGTTTTAATAAAAAATTTTTAAAAACAATAGTAAAAGTAAGCAATGTTTGCGATTTCGAAGTTTGCGGCGCAGTAACAAAAGAAAAAATTCATTTTTTTAAAAATTTATCTTTGAGTCCGCAGGATACTTTTTACATAAATCCTTTGGATTATACAAAAATATACCCAAAAATACAATTTTTCTTTCATTCTCATTGCTTAGGCGGCGCAAAGCCAAGCGAAGCTGATATTTTTATTTCTACTGAAATAGACCGCCCTTTTTTGATATATTCTACTATCAGTAAAAATTTTTCATTTTATACGCCAAAAACTCAGACCCTAATTTATTTTTCACTTTAAATGTGTATAATAATAGGTAATGACTACAGTTTCACTTGCAGGCAGACTAGGACAAATTGTTGGAGACAGTTTTAAGTTTAAAACTCGTACTTTGCGTGAAGTTTTGGCTGCAATAGAAGCTAACACCGGAAAATTGCGCAGCTATCTAAAAGGTAACGGTAAAAGATTTTTTGCAGTTTTTGTGAATGGTAAAGAGGTTGACACTGATTCTCAGTTAAATGTAAACGTAGATGGAAAAAAAGTATTAATTATACCTATTTTGATGGGGGGTTTTATAGCTACTGCGACTGCCGCTATTACTACTGCTTTAGTGGGAACAACCGTCGTTGGAGTTTCATCTGCTGCCGCAATAGCAACTTACAAAGCGGTATCTTTTGTTGTTGGTACTGTTTTGTCTGCAGCTTTATCGTTTGGTTTAAGTTTATTAATATCAAAATTAATGAAGCCTGATGATCCAAAGTCTGCAAATACGAGTTCTTTTATATTTGGTCAAGCCGAGAATGTTACTAAACAAGGGGTTGTAGTTCCTGTTGGCTACGGTCGTTTGCAGGCGGGAAGCAGAGTAATTTCTGTGAATAAGTTTAGTGTAGACAGAGGAAAATTTGATGGATCTGGAGCAGATATATATGCCATAAGCCAAGACAAAAATAATCCAGACGCGGAAGTTAAATTTAGAAATAACGGCGGTATAATTCAGATGTTCAAAGAAGATCCAAATCAAGAATAATTATTATGGCAGATTACGATCCTAGAGGGTTATACCCATTAAAGGAAAACCAAGCAGATTTAGTTGACGCGCTTTCTTATGAAGAGGTATGCGCTTCAGTTATGGACTCTTATGGGGGCGGAAAATTAGAGTCTGTTTCTATATATCAGACAGTAGATGCAATTTGCGAAGGAGAAGTTGCTGGTCTTTGCGACAAACATGGAAACCTAATCAAGCTGACGTCAGATCCTGATTTAAATGAAGATGGTTTTAAGGGCATATATTTAAATGATGTGCCTGTTAAAAACACGGACGTTAATAGTTTAAATTATAATAGAGTCTTTGCAGATTTTAGAACTGGAACTGGGAGACAAACATCTTTAGCAAAATTCCAAAATTCAGCGCTCTCTTTTTCTAACGCAGTGCAGGCGATAAATTTTAATGTAAATCTGCCCGGACTGTCAAAAGCCAACAAATTTATAGATAGATCAGTTGAGTTGTTGGTAATAGGCAAGGATAAAAATGAATTTAATTTATCTGCACGAGTTGAGGAGCCTCAAATTTATGGCTATAGAGATAATTGTGTTGTATATGCAAAAAATACAGATACAGTAAATAAAATACGCAAAGCTGAAAAAGCTGCGGTTATCACTTGTGTTCATACTATAACCAATGATAGTGTTGATTCGGTGCAAATAGAGATGTCAGTACCATCTTTGTTATACAAAGCAGAAAAACAGGCTGGTGTAGCTTTTGTTGTTAAAATCGGTTACGTTGATGATGAGCTGACTATAGACGAAGGAGGTAGTGTTATATATACAATTGGTGCTATTACGGGTATAACAACCGCCGGTTACAACAGATCTCACATTTTTCCTCTGCCTAGATCAGGAAAAGAAAAAAGAGATAGATTTGTTAAAATTTTTCGAATAGATCAGGAAAAATCTGTAGCTACAGCAAATCTTCAAAAAGGCTTGAGTGTTGCTACAATATCAGAAATTGTTCAGCAGAATTTAACTTACCCTCATACAACTTTAATGGGTATGATTTTTGATGCCAGAGCATTTAGTCAACCTCCAGCAAGAAGATTTGATTTAAAATTAACTAAAGTCTTTGTCCCAAGTAATTATAACGTCGAAACTAAAAATTATAATGGTAATTGGGACGGAGAATTTAAACCAGTAAAAGAATGGACTGATAATCCTGCTTGGATTTTTTATGATATCGCTACGAATGAAAGATACGGTATAGGCAAATTTGGATTTAAGTCTCAATATGTAGATAAATGGAATTTATATAGTATAGCTAAATACTGTGACGCTTTTGTTCCCACTGGTTATTCTGGCAAATATTCTAATTTAGACTTTGATTGTACTGCAGGTTCAGTGACTGTAAATGTTTCCGCTCCCTCAAGTGATACTTCTGGAGACAACATGATAGAAAGATTTCCTAGGGGAGGAACAATATGCTTATTCAGCACCAAGGACTCGGATTCTAACGACTTGGATAAAGCATTTAAAAGGAAAAAAAAAAAAAAAAAAGAAGATTTGTTAGCAAACTATTCTTCTAACAAACTAAAAATTAAATTAGTAAAAATACCAGATCCAGAAGAAGTTTTTGAAAAATACCCAGACATAAAAACATTATTTTTGGAACAGCAAAAAACAAACATAGAAAATAGCTACGATTACCTTGTAAATTATTTAAAAACTCATACTGGCAATGATTCTGATTTTGCTAGCGAGTATCTGTCAGGTGAGCCTTTGGATTTAGACGTAAGAAGCGGGAAAGCTTCAACTCAGTTTTTTGGTTATAAGCAGCTACTAGAGTCTAGATTTAGGTGCAACATATTTTTGGACGAAAGGCAAGAAGCTTACAATGTTTTAAATGACATAGCTGCCATTTTCAGAGGTATGATTTATTGGTCTTCTGGATATATAAGTGCATCAAATGATCAAGCCAGAGATGCTGTCATGCTTTTTACAAACTCTAATGTAGCTGATGGCCAATTTGTGTATAGTGGCAGTGCGGCAACTTCCAGAACCACTGCGGTTACAGTTAGATTTAATGATGAGAATGATAGTTATAAACCAAAGGTGGAATACCTTGAAGATCCTGCTGGTTTAAGAGAATATGGGTATGTTGAAAAAGAAGTTGTAGCGTTGGGAATAACTTCTAGGGGTCAGGCTCACAGATTAGCTAAATGGATGCTTTACACTAACCAAACTGAAACAGATACGGTTCAATTCACCACAGGCCAAGAGGGAAGTTATTTAAGGCCGGGCGATGTTGTTAAAATACAAGATAAGTTAAAAACTTCTAAAAGATATGGAGGTAGAATTGTTGATATTGACTATGGAGCAAAGACTATAACTCTAGACGAGGGGATTCAGGAAAACATCGTTGGACAGAAAATTACAGTCATTGTTCCAAGGGCTAACAAAACAGTCAGAGAGTTAAATCAATCTGCCAAATCTCAACTAAAAATTGCAGTAGAAAATGGAGTTTCACCTGAAGGTATACCTACTTCAGATGTAGACGCATCAAGAGAGCCTCAAATAAAACAATTTACAATTGCTTCGGTTAGCGAAACCAATGTAATCACTATAACAGAAACGACCGATGAAGACTTTAATTCTGTTTTAAAGGGGTACGTTTGGTCCGTGCAAAATACAAGCTCTGAATACGAGATAGAAGAAGTTGAATATAGAATTGTTGGTGTAACAGAGCAAAATTTTGCTCAGTATCAAGTTACAGGTATGATGTACAACAGAAGTAAGTTTGCGGCTGTGGATGAATCCAAAAGTGTTGAAAATACTCAGCAATCTTTATCTACAGTTGTGCAGGTTGGCAGCTTGCCAGAGGCATTAACAGGTGATGGTACCGAGGTTTCCGTGGGAGATTTGATAATTTTGCAACCTAATGTAGCGGTGCCTCATTTTGACGGTAAATTTTCTGATATACAGCAAAATAACGAAAACTATTATGTGGAAGTAGATTTTCAAGAATTGGCTAATCAAAATGGTGTAAATTTTGAGAACACGGGCGGTTATGTCGTAGAAGTTACAAAGGCATCTGGAGATAAGGTAAGATTTTCTTTATCTGGGCATGATCAGACAAGGGCTAATATCTTAGTAGGAGATGTGAAAAATAAAAATGATTTGACTGTAGAGATTTATCGTTTCGATCCGTCATTTAAGTTAAATGTAGGTTTATAACAAAATGCCAAAGTTTAGAAAATACATACAACAGCCACCAAGCGATTATGGCGCAGCATTAAAAATATCAGGCTTTTATGTCGCAAATGAATCAGCTAATGCGCCAACACAAGAGCCTTTTGCTTACAATGCCCAACTTCCTATTTTTTCTAGCGGTCAAGGAATATCTCCAGACGTAAATGTAGCTAGTGGCGAATTTTTTATTGGCGACCCGTTAATTAAATGGAATTTAGTAAATCCATCTGATAACAGCGTTTTTGATCCTAATGATTTATATAATTTAACAGCCTTTAGTGGATTTGAGGTTAATTTAAGAAATGAAACTGGAGCTTTAGTTAGAACTTTTTATACCGGAGGCTACAAGGGCAATCAAATTGAATTAAACGCAAAGCAATTATTTCAAGCTTTTTCTTCTTTTGGTGTTTCCGGTCAATCAGAAGAAGCTGAATATCATAGTCACCGAAGATTTCAAGTAGAAGTTATATCTAAAGATTATTATGGCAGAACAGATACTGGTATTTATTTTCTTAACAATAAAAGGCCAGACATCACAGGATGCAAAGTAGGATTGGGTCTGGGCATAAGCTTAAATCTTGAGTCTACTAAAACTTCGGGATTGAAGCATGTTGATATTTATTCTTCTGCTCAAACTGGTTTTGATGTCATACCTAGGTCGGGTCTTAATAATCCTGTATACAGATATCGAGCTGATCTTAAGCATGGGGCCAATCAAGAAAATTTAAGTATAAGTTTTCCTGCGTCTGATACAAATTCAGGTTTATATTATGCTGCTGTTGCTGTCGATTCTTTTGGTAGTGGTGAGCCTTACTATTATCCTTCGTCGATTAAGCCTTTTACTGTTGATCCTCTCTTATCAAATATAGAAGTTAGCGGATTTAATGGCAAGGTTTTGGCTTCAAGAGATACGTTTAATAAAGTAGTCAACACTCAAATTATCGGCAAAATTTCAAAAGACTTATCCGATAATAAACAATATCAAGTAAAAGTTATTGAAAGTGGCAATCTTTTTGAAAAAAGTGATTATTTTACAGTTGACCCCACTTCTCCAAAAGGTATATCGCAATTTATACATGGCACTGGTACTGGCAGGTTAGACAAAAGATTTTTTGACGTTAACACCACTCTTCAAGATTATGCTTATAGCGGAAGCGCTGCAACACCTATTTTTTCAAGTTATCAAACGACAGGTTTGCAATGGCTAGATCATACTATTATTTTAGATCAAAATGCCAGTATGCAAGCTGGTTTTTTAACTGGTCAATCTGAAGTTCTTGAAGTCGCTATTGCCGCTGGTAATACAGAGGCTCCTAGAATATTTTGGGGAGGGGAGTTCAATACCGGTTCTTCAGAGTATCAATTTAATCCAGCCGCTACTCCTGTTTCAGGCAATGTATATATAGCAAGTTATTTAACGGGCAGAACTGGCAATTTAGCTTATGACGCATCTGGTCCTAGTGGGCCAAGCGGTCCAAGCGGTCCGGAAGCAGGGACTGGAGGATTAGTTGAGGGCTTAACGGGCGCCTTAGTTGCCACAAACTATTCTGGATTAGTTATTCCTGAATATGAGCCGCATTTTGTATATGATGTGCATGATTTTGCTGATTATGAATTTTCTGTACGTACTTTGGCTCAAGGTGCTGCAACTCCATTTTCAACTCCATTAAGATTTACTTCTGGAGATATTGTTGCGGGTATTACTGGAGCCGGATTTGCAACAGGTTTATTTGATGGAGCTACTAGAAGCGGTGTTGCTGCATATGATCCCGATCAAGATAATTTAAATATTAGTCAATATGTCACTCTTGATGATGCAGGTATTCCTGTTCAAATCGAAAAAGCTGGAACATCAAATGAAAAAGAGACTTTACTATTATTAAAAGCAGCAACAAGCAATAGGCCTTCTATTCAATTTAGTGAGACTGCTTCTGATACCGCTGGAATGTCTATTGAGTATTATGGTGTTGGAAGCGACAACGCAATACATTTCAATCCTCAATCAGACGCTAATCCGCCTATTGCAAAATTCTTTGATGCTGGTAATACCAATTTAGCTGGAGATTTATTGGTGTCAGGAGCTTTGACCGTGGAAGACTTGGCGGCAAAGACTGCAGAAACAGGTTATCTTGTTATTGATAGCAACAATAAAGTTTTTACTCAGGCTGGAGCTGTTAGTCAAGGCACTCAAGGACCCCAAGGTTCTACAGGTGCTCAAGGAGCTATAGGTTCTCAAGGTACCACTGGTACTCAAGGAGCTACAGGTGCTCAAGGCACTAAGGGTTCGCAAGGTACTACTGGTACTCAAGGAACAACAGGTACTCAAGGTTCTACTGGTGCTCAAGGTTCTACTGGCGCTCAAGGAACTACAGGTGCTCAAGGCACCACGGGTACTCAAGGAACAACAGGTACTCAAGGTTCTACTGGTGCTCAAGGTACTACTGGCG